CTTTTTCTTTTACTTTTAGGCAATTGTTTTTTCTTAAGTATTCAACACACTTTGGTTCTGAATGTATTGAAATAAAACTAGAGGGCAGGGTAAACACTTTTTCTTTTTCTTTTGCATGTACTACGTTCACATTTTTCATAATCTGTTCCATAGAAACTTCATCTTGATGCTTACCTTTGGCTGAACAAGACGCATGAAAACAATACCACATTAAATCTGCGTTATTCTTTTTTATTGTAAGAGTATTTGTATTATGACAGAACGGGCAATCCATTCTTGTATCCACATCTGTATTGGGGATTAAATTTTTTATAATTAATAATTGCTGTGAGTAGTTCATGAGGTAGATATACACTAGACCAAAAAAAAAGTCAAGACGGAGAAAAGGACAATCCCCATCTTGACTCGTAAAATCAGCAAACAAAAACGACTTACGCCTCTATGTACAGCTTGAGGTACGGCATTTTCTTATGCTATGTTTATAACTGATTGTTTTGCTACACAGGATAAACAACAATCCCCCAGATTCAAACTAGGACACAATTATAAAACTCTTAAACTTACGCTAATGCCACGCCCACAGAAAAGTATCTTTATGTGTACACAAATAATTGTTAAGGCATTTGTGGCACTAGCGTAAGTTTAAAAGGGGAATACGTTAAGCTCTCCAGCTTATTATATATTCCCCCATAGGAGTATTTATGCAATGAAAGTATATAATACCTTATCAAGTGGCTTATGTCAAGCCACCATTCTTTTTTTATTAGCTGACGTTGTAGCTTCATAGTCAGAAGAATCAATAGCAGGTAAGCACATATCTGGCTCTACCCAATAATGTTCTCTAGCCCTTACAGCAGTATATCTGGTAAGAGGCTGACCACTTTGTGCTCTAGTCAGTTCTCGGTGAAACAATCGTAGCCAATCACGAACATGAATACCTATACCATAGTATCGCCTAGTCCTACCATTACCCACATCTTTTTCTATTGAAAGAGCCCAATGCGTTCCTGCAGTTCCTGCATCATGAGACATATAAACGACTTCATCAATAGTGAAGTCGATATGTTTTGGGTGGTCGGCATTCTTGTAGTAGTACTGATAATCTGTATGATTATTCTCGCCATTAGTATTGAACTCGTGAGACCACATTATACACCTACACTTTCTTTAGGTGTTACAACAACAGCAACAGTGTCGGCAAGTTTTCTTGCCTCCATGTCTTGTTGAATAACACTTTGAGATATAGATGATAAAGCCAAAGCTGTACCTGTACCAACAATCTTATGTCGTACATTAGAAGCCTCAGTCCATACTTTTTCTACTGCCTCAAGAGTTTTACAAGTGCGAATAAGTTCTGCGTATGCCTTGAACTTTTCTTTCATCTCCTCGTAATGCTTATGCCATTTGAGACGTACTCGTTCTAATGCAGATAAATACTTCTCAAACACAGCCAACTCATCTGATGTAACAAGCCTAGCTCGTTGATGGCATGAGTATCTAGTTTTTGGAACAGTAAAAGACATAGCCATATCATTGTCCTCGAAGAACTTTTTTTGATATGCGTCAATGCTATCTGCTATCCCTCGTATCTCTTGAGAGTATGTAGTCATACGTTTACCATTGTAATCTTTTTCGTTGTCTTGGACATACTTGTATTTGACTACATCAATACCATTGGCTACCATATCTTCATAATAGAAAGCAATCAAATCATCTCTTGATAGTTTGCTTATCTCACGCTTTGACGAGCCATGACTGTAATATCCACCATATCCATCACAATCGAAGTTTGTATAGATAGAACGCTCATCACGCCTAGCATTGTAATTATCACTAGCCATATCGTCTCTATCAGTAAACCAAAAGCATGACTCTTGTTCTGTTGCGTCATACCTTGATAATACATCTAGGTCTGCTTGAGGTGTAGCATTGCCAACTACTCTAGTTACAATTTTTTTGATTTCTGGAATAATATCCTTGACCTCTTGGATTGCTTTTTGCTTTGGCTCAAGCCACTTGCTAGGTGTCTTGGCTATTTGTTCTTGAGCATACGTATACAATATAGGTCTGCTCGTAGTTTGATTTAATAAAGTTTTAGCCATTTGTTTATCCTTTCGCTAATGTTTATTATGATTATATAATATACTAGTCTAGCCATTGTGTCAAGCTAACCAAATTTACTTGCAAGATTAGACATGTATTCTTGTATAGTTTCTGTTATATCTTCTTTGTTTATAAATCTTTCCCAATCATTGTAAGTTGCATCTACATAACTAATAACAGATTTTAATTCTAAGTTACCTTTGCTAGCGTGTATTTTAGGTAGTTCCTCATATATTTCACTAATCATTTCCTCTCGTTTTTGTTCTGCATAATTATCCCATCTTAAATCACTCATAGCTTTATCCTTTCTTTTATGATGTAACATTTGGCACATAAAAATTTAAATATCTTATGTGTTAATGTTGCATTGTTGCAACCACATGAGGTGCATTTAATGTTTGTGATAGCTAACATTTTTTATCTCCTTACTCCAACAAGCACGACAATCACGACACTCATTATCTTGAAACCTAGAGGGGCAGTCATGACCTATTGGTTTTTGTTTGTGATGAACTGTTGAGGTATGCTCAAAGTTCGGTGGCTTTCCATCAATCATAGGGGCAGATGCTCTGACAGTAAGATTATCTGGAAACTTTTTGTATATCTTGAGATAGTCAGATACAATCTTGACTTCTCTTGTTGGTAGCCAATGCTTGATTGTAGGTGTACCATTACAAACCATTACAATCTTTTCTAGCATAGCCATATCGGCGATATCACCACTGTCAAACCAACGAAAGTATCCAGACTTGGCTGAATATCTATTGACCATAAAAATCATAGCCTCGACAAAGCGTGGGTGTTTGAAAGCGTCAAACCTTTTTTGTAATCCTTGTTGCACAGTAGGGAAAAGATAATTACCTTTCATAGCATAACAGCCATGACAAGTAGTGCCTTTTACTTTTCTAAGTTTACTACCTGTCTTGCATAGCTTGGCAGGTGTATTGTATGTTGGACAAGGCATTTTACCTGCCCTGCCTAGTGATACCATGATGTCTTTTGCTTGTTGTAGTTTCATTTGTTGTTCTCTTTAAATAAAATAACTAAAAATATTAATAATAAAAATAATAAAAATTCCATTGACAAATTCCTAAAGTAATGTAAAATGTAAAAACCCGTACTCGGGAGGCTCTAATATATACGGAGTATATAGGTATGTCAATCGTCTGGGTCTGTTCCCCCATAGGACTCTTTCATTATATTCTCTTCTTCTATATCTTTTACTTTTGATTTAATATCATAACAATCATTACACATATTCCAATAAATTAATAATTGTAATGTCCTATATTTATCATCACTATACTTTTCTATAAATTCATATCTAGTCATTGATACTGCATCTGATACCATAGAGTCTATCTTTATAACTTCTCTTTCTAATTCTTTAAATCTTTTCCTATCCATAATTAACTAGCCTTTTCAAATGTTTCTTTTATCTCTTTTACAATTTCTGCTACCTCTTCTTTTGTTTGTGTTGGTAATGTCTTTGAACTTATCAAGTCTGCAGATACAGTATGTTCAGTAGCTTCTCCATATAAATAGTTAGAGTCTGATAATGCTCTACTAATTATTCTAGTCATTCTACTATTTGTAATACCATCTGGAGTAACTATTGTTATCTTAACATTCCATGTCTCTTCTGTTTTTTCTCCATCATTTTCAAACAAACCATAATCATCATTTGTCCATTCTTTTATTTTCTTTTGCATACTATATCCTAATATCCTAATTTGTTTTTGTCTACTAACCACATGTGTTTGACTTTTGTTTTATCTACATCATCAAATATAACTTCGACTTTGTATTCTGTATTGGCATTCTCTTGAGCAAGAGGCGTACCTTTCTTTGCGTTGACAGGTAAATAAAATGTCCACACATTATCTTTACAACTGCCATCACGTTTATCAAAATTAATATTCATAATTACCTTTCTAATACACAAGAGGGCAACACACTAACGGCTACCCTCTTGCTTCTTATGGAGAACATTTTAAGTTATATTTATACTACTTTTATTCCTTTGTGTCAAATGAAAAAACCCCAGAAATCTGCCGAAATCTGGGGTTACATTCTCAAAGGAGGTCTGAGAAACTATGAAAAGTATATTAGTATTATGAAGCCTATCGTTACGATAAACATTATTGTTATCACATCAAAATACATCATGGTTGAAATTCTTCTAACACACTTTTAATTTTAGCTATGCGTTCATCAGCATTTGATTTAACATTAAACGTATGTTTTTGTTCGTTGATGTTTGCAAACGCATATACTATGTGATGTAGTTGCATATCAAATATGCTAACCAATCGTTCTTGTGATTTAGAATAGTACATAAACTTTTCGTCTGGGTTTTCCATTGACATCTGCAATAATATTGGTGCAGGTATTTTTCTTTTATGTACTATCTGTTCTATACTTATGTAATCTCGTAATGTCATAGTCTGCCTCCCTCAAAATATTCTTCTACGTCATTCCAATATACATACTGTACTTTTACATCTTCAAATACATCATCTTTGACTTCTGCTCGAAAGAATAATTCCATTTGTAAAGAGTTATCATCTTCTATAATATACATACTAGTCCTTTCTAATTCTGGTTATAGAATTTTTTTTAGTTCTTGGGTGTGAGCCATACTTTATGTATAGCCACACCATTCTTAACAATAAGTTTCGCATACTGCCCTTTCTGTTAATTATAAGTAATAATATCAATAACTTATGATTGTGTCAAGTTGTGTTACGATAGAAGTCTCTTGATTTACAAGGGCTACAAAACCTATCAAACTTTGAATATGTTGTATAAGTTTTATGACATATCCAACACTTAGCTTCACCATACTTTTTAAAATGTGTAGCATGTGCGTGTCTAATTTGTCTACCTTTGTTTTTTGATTTAGATAATTTGTTTCTGTGCATTTTACCTAGTACAGCATTTCTTGTAGTGCCAATCTGTTCTGCAATCAAAGATGCTCTTACACCTTTTCTGTACAATTTTTTGGCACGACTAAAGTTATCAGTAGTCCAAGCAAACGTACTCATAAGGGTATATCTAATATTAACAATGCCCCTCCAAACCATACACAGTTGATGAGGAATGCCCAAAATATTAATTCTAATATGTTCATGTTATGTCCTTTCTTTTTAAATGGCAGTTCAAAGTTGCTTAGTCGAACTATCAGCTTACACTTCTGGGTACTGCCAAACCTCGCTACTATACCTACATGCGTGGTTATCTCGCTCAACTTGACTTATAACTAGTATTATTCAAGAGAGTTCCGTAGCCAATACCTATAATGTACTACTTTTATTTGGTTGTGTCAATCTGTCTGTCTTTCTTTTTATTTTTACTTTTCTTTTTCTTTTACGTGAACGTAGTGGCAATC